ACCAGTTGACATTATATCACTACTTAATGTAAGTGTATTATTATCATCAATTGCTGTTACAGAAGCTACTGTATTATCAGTAGTATTTTTTACTATATCGCTAACTAAAATAACATTTGTAAAATTTCTATTTGTATCAACTAATTTATCAGATGCTGATGAGGTTGCTGTTCCAGATATTATAGTTGTATTACTACTATCATAAATGTATCTTTGTTTTATTGAAATTAAAGGATATATAATAGCATCTGCATAATCAACACTATCTACTGTAAAATCTAATCCTGAAGCTAATCCACTATTTACATTAGCAATAGTATTTAAAAATTTAAAATTATTTAACCATACTAAATCATCTAATTGGTCTTCACCAAATATGTTATTTAAAGATACTGTCTTTCCAAAAAATGTTACTCTGTAAGCGCTCGGTTTATTGTCTTTCATTTTAACCTCTTGTAGTTGTATCTTTCCACTTTTAAAAGGTTGGTAGTTCAATTCTATTATTGCATCGCTTTGTATATTACTATCAAATCCATCAACATCAGGATTATACCAATGTTGAAATAGTTTATTATTAATCTTTGAAGCTGGTAGACTAAACGTTTGAGAGTAGTCAGTAAATACTTTGTCAATATCTTTAACGTCTTGTATCACTTGTGTTAGTGTTACATTCTCATCGTTAAACAAATCAACCTTCACATAATCTTGTGAAACGTTGCTTCTAAACTGTGGCTTTATATATAAAATTAATTCTTGCATTAATGTACATTATTAATTAAGTCATAAGCATAATCAAAATTCATTGTATAGTTTATTAATTTATCATTTACGCTTGTTTTATAAGTAAACGAAGAATCACTAACTACCATTGGATAAATTGTACTACTACCAGTTTTTGTCATCCATACAAACTCACTTAATAGCAATTGTTCAAAAGTTGAATTATAAGCTTCAGGATAAAAACCAGAATTTAATAATATTGATTGATTTGCTTTTTTATTAAATACGTTTTTACTATGCGCTTTAGTTGAATAGGTTAATGTAGTTCTGTTTAATAAATTTCTATTAAATTGTTGTTTAGTAGTATTCATAGATTCTACTGATTTTTTATGAAACCAAACATCTTCTAAAACTCCGTATTTATTAACAAAAGTTATCTTATATGTAGGATGTTTACATTCTTCAATTGTTTCAACTTTTCGTGTGTTTGGTAATCCAGTATTTATTATTACCTCATCAACGTTTCCTGTGTAATTTGGATATTGTATTTTTTGGTTTGTGTTTCCGTTATCTGTAATAGTATTTGTTTGAACTACTGCGCCATTGTATTTAAATTCTACTTGATTTGTTTCTTCTGCTAATACTGGAACATAAATTTTATTTGTTAATTTATATAATATTGTACTATCGAAAGGTATTTGAGCAGCTATAAAACCACGATTAACACCATCAAGAAACTCACTATATGAATCAAAAGCTAAATAATCATTTGTTGTTGGTGTAGGTGAAGCACCACCAGTTATAGAATGAGTTATAATTGCTCTTACATGTAAAACCGAACCAGCAGATGAACTGTAATTTCCATCATAAACATTATCAAAATAATCTCTAATAAGTTCGCTTATTTCAAACGTTACAGCCAATTCACCATTAATAGGTTCTTTAGTTAATGTATATTGTGGTGATGCTGGTAAATCTGCTGGAGAAACACCCTCAAAGATATATAGCTTTAATTCAGTGCTTGATAAATTTGCTACGTCTGCTTCTCTTATATAATATGGTGACCTTGCTCTAATTATTGTACTCATTCTAATCTATTTTTAAATTATCTTCTAAAAAAGCTTCTGCCATAGTATCTTCAAATAATGGCAATGCATCTTCAAATGGTTTAGTAAAGAACATTGTTGCTCTAATTCCTTTTTTATATATGCTTCTGGCAATTAAAAAATTCAATGATTTTCTTTTTATAAATCTGCCTTTTTTATCTCTTGGTGCTATTCCACTTTTAATACTCCATTTGTCAAATACACTACTTGGTGGCATTTTATTAGTATACTTATGCGATGAGGTTCTACTCTCAGGATATGTTGATTTAGCACCTTTTACACCTTGGTCTAAAAACACTCCGTAATTTTCGCCTAAAAATGAAACTTTACCTTTTTCAATTTTATAACTTAAACTATTTGATAAAGCACCAGATTTATCATAAGAACCAAACTTGCCACCTTTAGCTAAATTCTCTTTAGCTTTTGTGATAACATAGTTAGCGTATTCTTCTAATGCTTCTTCAAATTTTCCCATTAGCAATAAGTCATGTCTGTGTTAGTATTTATTGTAAATGTAATTGCCCATCCAGCTAACATGTTTTCAAATCGTTCTGTAAATGGTTCACAACTTGCATCACCTTCAATCTCAAATTCTTGTCTATACATATCTGCTTTTTGCAATACTCTCATTATACGAGTACCTAAAGCTAATTGTGTGTTTAGTATATCTTGTCTATTGTCATTACCTAAAAATAAACTTGTATCTTCTGAGTTGCTTACATCCACTAAGTCCATTAGAAAAATAGTAATGTTTTGTTGTACTATGTTTTCTGTTATTGTTGCATTGTTAATCATTATATGACATAAAGGAAACAAACTCTGTTTTTGCAAATCAATGTCTGCTATATCACCAAATGTTACTTGATGATTAAATGGTTCAGCACTTACTGCATCTTTTATACTATCTATTACTCTATAAAAACTATTCATATATTATATATTTTTTACATATACTGGCGAATGTTCACCCATATCTTCTTCAATAAATTCTTCTAACCATTCTAAAGCTTCATCAAAATTCATTCCCTCATCTTTTATAGTTATATCTAAACACTTCCAAAAATCATAAACTGCACATGTTGGTTTTCGAGCAGTCACACCTAACATAGCATCTTCAAAACCCTCTGCAAGAACAATAACATCATCTTCTAAAAATAATTTACGTTCAATCAATTCTTCTATTATTTTATCATTTTGCATTTCTCTTTAAAATACTTTCTTCAAGTTTAGCTTTATCTTTTTCAAATGACAACATATACAAACATTTATGTAACTTTAATTTTGTTACTTCTTCAAAGTTTCTAACGTCTCCATTACTGAGTCCGTAAATAGATTGAAACCATCCCCACTTTGCAACGAAGCTGTCAGATGCTGTGGCAATTTCACGTCCTGTTGATTCTGTAAATAGTTCAGAATATGTTTCAATAATTCGCTCTTTAAATTCCAAAAAAAAACAAGCGCACCTAATACAACATCTAAAGGCATGTTTTTCATATTGTATTTACTTGCAGTTTCATAATCTTCTATAATGTATTGTTCTTTCTTTTTAAATGTTACTGGCCTAAATAAAACACCCATTGCTAAATCCATTGTTTCCCAATCAGCTAAATAAGTATCTAAATCAATATATTCACCAAATGACATATTATCTAACTTAGGTATAAAACCAAATTCTTTATCATTTAACTTAAACAATTTAATTAAGCTTGGTTTAGCTTCAAATAGTTTATTTAGTCCAAGTGTGATTTCATTAATATCTTTTGCTTTCATTCTAAGCGTATCAATCAATCTTGATTTACAAAATATCTCAATCATCTTCTGCTGAAAGAAACTGTTTAATTCTTTACCCTCTGTTATCTTTATCCATTCTTGATACTGGCCTAATGTAATTTCACTTAATGATTCTGGTATGTTTAGTTTGATTGCCATATTATATAAATGTTTTTTATTTGACTTTGTTATATATAAAATTAATAATAATGATATTCTCCTTTATTCGGATTCTGTAATTGATAGCTAACTGCATATCTTAAAGCATCAATAGCATGGTTAAATTTATCTACTGGTGTTTGTGATTTCTTTTCAAGCCAACAGTAGTTATTTAGTTCTTTAATTAAATCTGTGCTTTCTTCATCTATGATTAAATCATAATCTTGTAGTAAGCTTATTCCGTATGTTATTGATCCTTGACCTTTTATAGCTGGTACAATATTGCAACCTCTACTAAGTTCGTTAATTAATCTTGGCTCTGCTGAATCACCTACTATTAAATCATTATTAGCAAACTTTTGATTTAGTTCTAATATTTGGCTTGTAGTTAATTTAGGTTTATAGAAACACAATTGAACATATATTATTTTATTTATTTTATCAATGCTTGTTTTTAGTAAACTACTTGGATCTGAAGAAAATCCATAATCTTGGCCAAGAATTATTTTACCTACTTGCTTAAACTTTCCTATTTTCCAATTGGTAAATATTACACCTTCAGCTTTTTCTAACCACGCACCAAGTATAGTATGTTTGTATCTACTTGGCCTTCTTTCTTTCATACTTTCAATCTGGTCAATATAGCTTTTACTTAGATTCTCTTTATTATCTAAATAGGTTGTATGGCAATATGTAACATTATCTTT